GTTCTGGAAAGACCTCCGAGCATATGAATGAGACCAAAGCCGTAAAAGCCAAGGCCCGGTAAAAACTTGTAGTGAACAAAGTACGGAATCTTTTTGCGTGTTGGATCCTGCTCCTTGTAATTGCGGTAAATGGATAGAACTTTTCCCGAGTCATCGTCAACGGTAACGACATAAGGAATCTTAACGCCGGTCGGTGTTCCGGACTCTGGGTCCTGATCTTCAAATCCTTCTATGTCCAGATCACAGTGGATCTCCCACAGTTGGTATATCTCGTCATAATTTATTTTTTTCACTCCTTCGAGCTGATCGTACTTCTGCTGAATGCGGCTTTGATCCGGCGACGGATCCAGTAATTCTATGTCCCTGTAAAATCCTGCTACTTGCGCTTTTCTAATTTCATTTTTCGTCATCTTCACGACGTGCGTCACGCGCTCCGCCGATTCCAGATCGGTTGACAAATAAGGCACGATTAAGTCCTCGCTTGGAATGAACTTAGCCATTGGTCGCTGAATTCCCCCATCATAATAAATTTTCTTGAACGCTGATCCCGCTAAAGGAAGATAGAACAGCATTTGATCCGTGTCGGGATCGTACTCGGTCATTTGATCCGTGATCAAATAATTCATGTACTGCTTGACGCGATGCGCCTGTTCCTCCACTTCCCTGGTCTGCTCTCCCACCACGTTGCACTTGACAGGACCGCCACTCGGTAATAATTCCTTGTAGGCTTGCGCCTGGAAAGCTGTCACGCTTTCGGCCAGGAGCGGATGGTTCACGGAGCTTGCACCCCTGAACGGCTGACTTCTTTCAACGTACTTGAATCCCAGCAGATCCAATCCCTGTGTATAGGTGTGCATCCAGTCATCACGGGAGCTCTTGTCGTCCTCGACTTGACCCCTCAGTTCGGTTGAAATATCCTGTAATATTTGGTCATCGAGCACTTCCGCCAGGTTGGCTCCGAAAGGAACGTCCTCGCTGATCATCTCCTCTTCGCCCACGGTCACCGATCCATCGGGATTTTCCGTGATCAGAGAAGTATCTGTTTCCTCGATCTCGACATCCATTGGATTTTCAACTTCCAATGCTGCCTGCTCCTCGGGTCTAATTGGTCTTTCAACGGCCATTATCTTCTTGACTTCCCGTAGCCGCGTCTCGCGGCGCCACCTGATTTCATTTTAATGACATTGCCTGATTTTTCCGCGTTCTTGAGCATGTCCAAGGCTTTCTTGTTAATCGGTTTCTGCTCGATGGTGATGCTGAGCATGCTTCCTTTTCCTTTTTTATTATTATGCATATAATTCTCCTAAGCTAACTTACTCTTTTTTTGTTTTGATTTCAACTTCGCTGTCCATGGTATTGTCTTTTTAAATTTATAGTAAGCTGACTTAGGATTCATGAAACTCGCGGCCATCTTCTGCTTCTTCGTCTTCTTTTTCTTTGTTTCCTGGACCGTGAATCCTTTGACGTAGCTCATTAATAATACTCCAACATCTGTGTGGGAGGTAAACTCGGAGGATCCTTATAATCCTCTGGGTGCACGGCCAACCCCACCTGGCGATACCTGATCAAGGCCTGCGTCATACTGTCGACCAAGTCATCATTGTCACCATAAGGGAACGCTGCGCATTCCTCCACCAACTCTTCCGCCCACTTATCTTCCGTGCGCCATACTTGTCCCGCTTCAAAAAGTGTCGACACCGAGTTAACACGTACATGCTTATCATTTCCCCGAGACGGTGTAAAGTTAACAACGGGAATTCCGAAGCGTCGAAGCTCCTGGGTGAGCGGGGTTCCACTCGCCTTCTGCTCGATGATGATCGTCTCGGGCTCCCAGTATTTCCATTGCTTGAGGGCGACAGTCTTCAACTCGGGAAAGTCCCATCTGCCCTTGTGCACATCCAACAGGATGATGTTCGGCGTGATGTCATCAACAAGAAAGACGCCCCACGTCGTGATGGCGGAAAAGTCAGCCGTCTCCTTCTTGGAGAAGGCCGTGTCATATGACTGGATCACGTGCTGCAGTTTAGGTAACTCATCCTTCTCCCAGATTTTCCACCAATCCCTTTTAATGATGGAGCCCTCCTCGGAAATGGGATTCTGCTGCCACTGCGCGTTCCATTTCGGAAGCGACAGGGAAGCCTTGACGGCGTCCAATTCATTGATCTTCCAGTACTCAGGCCAGACCGGCGTCCCATCCGGCATGACGGCGGGAAATTCAATGACCTCCCACTGGTCCGCCTTCACGTCCTTCTGCGCCTTCATCAACTGCCCCGTCAAGTCCTTTGTCGACCACCTCGTCATGACGATGACGATCGTTCCTCCCGGTTGCAATCTCTGCCTCGGTCCTGAGGTGTACCACTCGTACGCCGTGTCCATCGCCGTCTCGCTCAGAGCGTCCTGCTCCGAGTGGGGATCATCAATGATCAGGAGATCCGCTCCACGGCCCGTGATGGCACCGCCGACACCCGCAGCGAAGTACTCCCCGCTTTTATTGGTCTCCCACCTTCCCGCAGCTTTGGAATCCTGAGAAAGTTTGACGTCATCAAAAATATCCTGGAAGGATTTTTCCTCCATCAGGTTCCTCACCTTACGGCCGAACCGGTAGGACAGCTCCGCCGTGTGCGTCGTCTGAATGATCTTGAGGCTTGGATTACGGCCCATCATCCACGCCGGAAGTAAATAGGAAGCAAATTCTGATTTGGTATGACGGGGTGGCATATTGACAATTAATCGTTTTATCTTCCCCTCCGCCATCTCTTGAAACTTTTTTGCAATCTCAATGTGGTGGGGACCCTCTATGAATCCAGGCCATACCTGCCTGACAAACTTAAGAAAGTTTTGTTGGGCAAGATTTTTTAAATCAAATGTTTTTTTTCGTAATAAAAGTTTCTTTTGAAAAACTTCTAATTCCTCTGGTCCCAGATTATCAAAATTAACTACTCTTTTAAATGCATTTAAATCGGCCATCTAATCAAACAAGCTTAATTGTTCTTTATCTTTAATCTTATATTGCCACACGTTTACTCCTTTTTTAGTTCTTTGGGTTTGGCGTTCATCAAGATATAGAAACTCACAGCCCATTGCACTCCAAAAAATATTAGAATTTAAGTTCTCTCTGCACCTTAATGTAATGGATTCACATCCATATTTCAAACCGTGTTCAATTACTTCCTTAAATAATTCCTTACCGTGATGTAATTTTCTTAAATCCTCTTCAACACACGCCTGATAAATCTTTAAGTTATTTCTATTGGTACTCCCAATTATAAAGTATCCGGCATATAGTCCCCCCTCGTCCTTTAAAAAAACTTGTCCATCTTCAACAAATTTTTTCATAGTCGGTTTAGGAATGAATCCTAAGGATGCACTGTTTCTTTTATGAAGATCCACGATGAAATCTAAAGTTGAGTTAACATTCATCAAAACTTTATACCATAGGGTTTATATGAGTAAAAGTTTATATATAAGATAGAATAATATAAAGTAGTAGTGAATTTAGGGGTGTACCCCCTCTTTAATAAGTTAATATTGAATAATTATTTCATAATTATACTTTACTTTCACCCTTCATTTTTTGGCTATGGCTAGGCAAGAGCCAAAAGAACAAAGGGTGAACGAAATTAATACACAAATATGTGGTTTTTTTATTTGACTTATGGGAGAAAATAAGATTTTATATTACTGTAATTAAATATAAACAAATAGGAGTGAATATGAAATTACATAAAATAAAAGACTTTGATAAACAAACAATGAAAGAGAGTTTACTAGGTAAAATCTTTGCAGTTGAGTTTATTAAAAAAGATGGCACACCTAGAAAAATGACTTGTAGATTAGTATCTAATGACAAGTTTTTTAAAGGTGGCGAACTTCTTGGAGATAGGTCACATCTATTAGAAGTAATAGACATTGACTTATTGAGAAGAAACAAAGGTAAAGATCCAACAAGGTGTTGGAGGTCTATCCAACTTAATAATATTACTAGCCTAAAAGCTATGGGGGTTGAATGGGTAAAATAAATAACGAGGCTTTGATTACTCAAGAACAAGAGTGGGATAAACAATGGGAGTTAAGAAGAATAGAACTTGTTGAAGAATATCCAACTTATTCAAAGTCTGAAATAGACGAACTTCTTGAACTTGAACAAGAAGACGCGATTAATGAGTGGGAAGAAGAAATGGCTCACGCTAATGCAGATAGTTGGGAAACACCATTTGCAGAAAATCATTAAATGACTAACAAGGAATTTAAAAATCAAATCATTAACGCTCTCTATGAGAGCGTTAATGCAAGGCAACTATCTTGTAGGAATAAGCTAACAAGATGGAATAAATTAAATTTAAATGAAG